CGTGGAATGGCAATATTACCATTCAGGCCCGTAAGCATAGTTGCACCACATTGGCGTAAGGCTAGCGCATTTTCTAGCGAGTCGATAAACGAACCGCTTAGTAAATCCGTTGCAACCAGGTTACCACCATCGCCAGCCGTTCCCACATTCAAATCACGCTTTAATACATCGTAAGGCACAACCGCGCCTTTCGTTTCACGCTTCATTTTTTCACAAGCGGCGGCTGACACTTCAAATTCAAAAGCGGCTGCTCGCTGAGCGTTTGAATCATTAGGGTTTGCCAATGCGTTTAAAAGCTTGGTCATTGAATAGCTGCGCGTTTCTTTGGAGGTTAAGCCAACATCAGGCGAATCAGCCTTTACCGCTTCTTCATGGCCGCGCTGCGCTAGTAATTCGCGCATCAAATCATCAACGCTGCCGCCCTTCTCGATACAAGAACGAGCAAGCTCAATTGAACCGTGTTGCTCACCTAACTTGAGCATTTCATTGTACTGTGCGCGAGTTTTCTTTTGCTCTTCTGCACGTACCGCCGCAACATCAACTGCCGGGGCGCTCTCTTTTACTGTTTCAGTTGTCATTTCTGACTCCTTTTTGATTTCTGTCTTAATGTTTTTGGCGGCGCGATTTGTGCCGACTGATGTGTCTGCGGGGATGCTTACAATAGAAATTTCAAACGGTTGCCATTTACTTACCCTGTAAGTGTCTTGACCATCGTCTCGCTCTTCCTCTAGTCGCATTTCAAGTGGGCTGTAACCAACAGAAATATTGGTTCGTATACGGTCCACTACATCTTGGAATATCTCATTGGCTCTTGTGCTGTTACCAAACCGCACTTTAGCTCGCCCCCGGCGATCGCTGCCAATGTAGGCTTCTTCGACTACCCCAACTTGATCACGAGAGTCGTGATCAACTAAAACCGCGCCCCCCGTTTTCAATCTTGATAAATCAACGGCGTTTGGGCCGTGATCTAATATTTCCATTCCGAACCACTGCCTTACTGGCGTTTCGGATGAAAACGATAATTCAACCGTTCGGTTTTCCTCGTCAATATTTTCTTTTGAAAGAGTCACACCGCGAAACATTTCACGCTTGCCACCCTCAAAAATTTCGTCTAGTTCAATCTTGTTCGTCATTGGTCTGCTGCTCCGTTTCTTCGGGCATTAAAAAACCCGCTTCAGCGGGTTGGTTAATCTCTAATTCTTTAAACCTTTTCTGCTCTTCTGCAATCTCTTTAAATACATCTTCGGGGTCTCGCCCTTGCTCTCTGATAATTGCTGCGCGGCTAGTAAGGTTCAGCGTGATGGCTTTTTCATTGGCTGCCATATCTTTGGCAGGGTCAACCCATAACCAGCGGCGGCCCTGAAAGTTTGCTTGTTGATAACGTGTAATGTCAGTAGGGCGAAGGGTGCCGCCATTACTAAGCGTGATTGCTCTGCGCATTACGGCGTTGTAAACCCACTCTTTAAAAATAGGCTTAATAAAGCAGGCAATGAACCAATCTTGCAAAGCCATGTAGAAATCACGATCTTCAAGCGCCCCCAAACGGCCAGAACTGTAATTAACACCCTCTAAATCACTCGCCAACGTGTGATAAGAAACACCCAAGCCGGATGCAACACTTTTAAGAGCAGTTTTTACAAACGTTTCGTAAGTGCCGCCATCGTGTGTAGGGTTAAACTGATGAAAGTCTACACCGTATGGGATTTCTTCAAGCGTACCGGGTGAAGCGTCCATTGAAACGCCTTCTTCATCCTCTTCACCCTCGTAACCCTCACCTTCTTGGTTGCGAGAAAAGAAACCCATCTTACTGGCTGAAACACGCTTACCGATAACTTCCGCTTCTTCATAACCGCCTAAGTTTTTAATGCGGTTCATTACTACGGCAATTTCTGGAATGCCGCGAACCTGATCGGCGTACTCACTCAAGTAGCGGTGAATAACCTTTGATGCTGGTATGCGTATATAACCTTGGCCGTGAAACTCGTAGAACGTGTTGTGGGTAGTATCTTTTGATGTTAGGTGATAAGCCACGGCGCGACCTGCATCATCAAGCTCAACACCCATTCTTACTTTATGGCCGTTTTTCAGTTCTTGGTTGTTCTTAATGTTCAGCACTTCGGGGTCAAGGAACTGCAGCGAATAACCAAAGCGGTTGTATTTAGGGCTTTCTATTTTAAGAACTAATACTTCGCCATCGCGTAAGATGTGATCCCAAAACAGGTTTTGCATTTCAACGAACGTACCTTGGCCTTTAACGTTCGCCACGCCCCATTCGCAAAATTCTTTCCAGGCACTTTCAATTGCTTCAACTGCCGCTTCATCAACTGATCCATTCGCATCTTTTACTTTAGACTGAAGCACAACACCTGCGCGGCCAACCACGTTTGATTTAATCAGCCTGATAAACTTTTTAACATGAACATCATTTTTAGCCAGGTCTCTTGAACGAGCGCGAAGCGTTTCAAGGTCGCGATAAATTTGTTCATTAATAGGTACGCTGGTTCTCGTCCATGATGATGTAAGGTTATTCACCTCGGCACCATTCCACGCCCCATGAAAATTACGCGAACGTGATTTTTGCGTCTTTCGCTCTGGCTTTCTGCTTCTGAAAAAATCCAACAAAGCCATAATTAAAACCTAACCATTATTTTTCGATTGCCGGTACCGTACTTCGCTTTGCTTTCGTCTTGTCTAACTAAGCGCTTGAAGTGAGAGTGCAGTTTAAGCAATTCGTCTGGTGAATAACGAACAATTGAACGCCCGTTAATTGATGTTTGCTGCTGGCCTAGTGAAGCAACACCTTGAATGGTGGCTTCTATAGCATCCAATATTTTTTTATTTGCTGTACGGCTGTCTGTTTCACCCGCCGCCAAATCGCCAATGATGTTAAGAAAGTCAGATTCGATGGTATATCTTTCATCAATGCTAAACATAACCAAAGAATACGCATATTCACCCGGCAGAAATACAGCGGTTTCAGCTGCAGAAATTGAAATTTCGAAGCTACCAGAACCCGTTTTTTCATACTTCTTTTGCTGGTTGTTCAATATGAGCTTAGGCGTAAAAACAGCGCTATCATAATCAGCCGTAAAGCTTATTTTATAGGTATCACCCGCCCTAATATCTTTAATTACCATTGCGTTGCGAATCCCCTGCGTCTGCTTTTTCTGCGTTTTGGTTTTGGTTCTGATTTCGTAAGCGCTTTTTCTGCGCTTGTTGGCTCTGGTTCTGGCTCAACTTCTTCAACGGCTTTAAGCTTCTGAGATAAAACTTTAAAATTCGGGCTTAATATATAAAGCGCTGCGAGATTATAGACAGACAAATCAAGCGCTTCGTTTCGTGAACGGGTCTTAATCCACTTTCGTTGTGGCCTGCCTTCTTTGTAGCGAGTAACGCACTTTTCAGCGGTTAACTGTTCAAACCATTCTTCATCAAACGCTTCATTAACAGGGAAGTGAACATAACCACTGCCTGGCTCGTTTATTTGCAAGCGTTTGAATATAAGTTCTTTCGCGGTATCGGTACCGATGCCAAACAGGTTTATCTTGCCCTTGTTCGACTTTGAAGGCCTGCCAACGATAGGTGCGCCAGCGGTGGAACTGCCTTTAATGGCATAAATACGCTTTACTTCTCTGCGCTTTACGAACCGATAAACCTGTTCTGTATAGTGGCCGCCTGAGTCTATAGTGGTGCAAGCGATTGGCAACGTGGTGCCACTCTCATGCTGATAACGTTCAGAAAGCCTTTCATCTAGCTTTTCCCAAAGCTCTGGCCTTGATGGGTCACCGCGAAGAATAAAGAAGTCAACTTTGTAGTTCTCTTCGCCTTCGCCCCATCCCTCTATTTGTATTTCAAAGCGATCATCTTGAACGTCTACGGCTGCAGTTAGAACAACCGCGTTTTCAGGAACGGGGGATTTAAAATGCTCTCGGCGGTTATAAAGAAGTGAGTGTTCAAGCTTTGAACCTTCTTCTTCCCATGTTTCTGCCAGTGAGACATTCACAAAAGATTGTAAATCACCGCTGGCTTTCTTCTCTAAAAAGCTTGTTGCTATATCGCGCCACTTACGAAAAGGGCTATACAACTCACTAAGATGAAAACTAGCATGACCAGTAAATTCTTTTTTTGCTCTCCACTCACCGCGTTTAAGCATCGCTTGCTTGTGACCATCAGATATTTCACAACCGCAATGCTCACATGCATAAATAGCAGTATTTGGAAGATGATCTTCACCATTCTTTTGCCAAGTTACCTGTTCCCATTTCAGCGTTTGGTATTCTTCGCAATGAGGGCAAGGAACATAAAACTGACGCTGATCGCCTTGGTCAAAAGATTTTTCAACCCGGCTAAACCCTTTTATGGTTGGAGTTGAGGTAACAACCAACTGACGCTGATCACCAAATGTTGCAGCACGTTGCCAAAGTAGGTTGATTGGGTCACCCTCTTGGGTAACCTCATAACCATCAACTTCATCACACCATATACGAGGGGCCGAACGGCCACGCATGGTATTGGGTGAACCAGACCAAGCGAACATTAAGAAGCCGCCAGGGTAAGATTTCATTCTCTGGTTATTTACACCATCACGCCCCCGCGCCTTTGCAACACGCTCCGCTATTTCTGGCGTATCAGTTAACAACGGGTTTAACTTGGTCTCTAACCATGTAGACAAATCACCCTGCGTGGGGTGCATCATCATTTGGCTGCTTGTGTTTTGGTGAATATGGTACCCAATGCCATTATTTATGGTTTCAGTCTTACCAAGCTGAGCGCCCCACATCAAAGTAACGCGGAACACATCAGGATCACTCATGCAATCCATCGGCTCTTTTTGGTATGGCGCTCTGGCAGTTCGCCACCTACCTGATTCAGCATTACCCATCGAGAGTATGCGGTATTCATCAGCCCATTCACTGACGGTTAATTTAGGGGGCGGTTTGAGATAATGTTTAAGCGAGTTAAGTTTATTCGCTAAGTTCTTCTGACTCTGCGTAATACTCGTTGCTGAGTTCAGTAAGTGCATCGTCTATTTCTTCGCTTATTATCTGCTTAACTTCTAATTCATCAGTTTCGCCAACTACCAGCGGTGCAATTCGTTGCGCTACCTGTCTAAGTCTCTGCTTCAAAGTGATGTAGTCATTCGTGATCACTTTGACCACTGCGCTGATTTCTAAAACTTCACCTCTGGCCTTGGCCGCTTCGATTTCTGCAATCGATGTTTCAGCTGCAAGCTTTCTTTGCTTGAGTTCTTCGGCATCAACTAAGGCAGTATCACCAATGGCGTTATTGATCGCCTGTTGCTTTTCCCAAGCAACACAATCTGAGGACTCGAAAACCCACTCGCGACCTCTCCCGCCTTTACTTACGTAAGGCATTCCGCGCTTAACTCGTGAATCTACGCTAGGCAAGGACAGACCGAGGATTTCAGCTAGTTCCGCTCTGTTAACTTGCATGTGCTACCTAAACAAAAAATTGAAATCTGAAACCCACGCACAAGTGGAAACTTGCGCTGCTGCGAACCCGTATGCTAAATCGCTGGAAAGGACCCGTTTTTTCTGGGGCGATTTCTGTCGTGCGCTGTTTTTTGGGGAACAAAGTTCATAGTGGTTTCTCGATTATAAATTACTTGTGTAAGGGCTAACGTTGATCGCTTGATTTGTTCGCGGTTGCTCGGCGCAACTGGTTCTTCACTGCAGCGGCCATGTTCTTTTGAAACCGAACGGTTGACATGCTCTTTAACTTGGCTTGCATTGGTGCCGCTTTGAATTCATTTCTTATCGATGGGCCAGAGATAGATTTGATTGGCGTTCGTGAACTGCTGGTTCTAGCAAAGACTAGATATTTACCTGAGTCTTTACCCTTGCCAATGAATGTACCATCGTATGTTTTGCTATTGCGCCAGGCTCTTGCTTTAACACCTTTAGCTTTGTACTTGCCACGCTTACCACTCTTCAACACTTTGCGTTGGTTGAAATGATTAGGCTTACGTAATGAGGGTGATACAAAGTTAATAAGATTGGATGCTCTACCCTCAGACGAATCAACCGTTGCCATCATTCTATTCTTGGTGGCTTTATGTTTGAACCTATCTGATGGGCCATCAATCTTAGGCCGAACATCTTTCTGCTTTATGCCAGTAATACGGCTAAGCTCACGAACTGCATCAGTCTTTGTGCCTATGCCCGTTCTATTCAGCGCTTGAACAGTGGCTTTTGGTATGGCTGATTCTTTAACCTGTTTTAGTTCTTTGGTTAGTGCAGCAATATCACTTTTAAAACTTATCTGCATTACTGGTTACCCAGCGTTACCCGCCAATATTCGATCAAGCTTCTTATCGATACTATCTAAGCGCTTTTCTATGCGTCTTACATCTTCAACGCGCTGAGCCTTTATGAACTCGATTTCTTGCTCTGTGGCTGAAATGCGCTTATCAAAATCAGTGAAGTAGGTAATGGCGCCAACCACTAAAACCAACGTTGTAAGTATATGCCCAACTGAAATTGATTTCTCAATGTGAAACTTTTCTTGTGACATAGTGAAATAATCGCTTAGCGCCATGGCTGTTTACTCGATGCTTAATATATCGAGCATTTTATTGGATGAATAAACAGTGTTTAATTGTTAATTAGTCTATTTTTTACGCTGAATAATTGCATCTTGGCGCTTATTGAACCACCAACGCAAACCAAATGTGCTTGCAACTATCCCGGCGAACACTAACCAGTAAAAAGGCGGAACTTGCTCAACAAACTCAATCCACTGGTTTGCTCTCTCTGGTGCGAACCAAGCAACAACAAAGGGTGAAGTGAATGTGATACCAATGAAATCATCAAGCCAAGTGAACTGCTTTTGCTTCATTGCGTAAAGATCGTAATCAATTTCGCCTTGCAATGCCTTTTGTTCTAGCTCTGCGCTTTGCTGCTGCTTTTGTATCTTTGTTTCAAACCAACTTGATACTAAGCCGCTCAACCCGCTAATGATTGCAGTCCACATTATTGAAACTCACCTGTTGCCATTTGATCGTAAAGCTCTTTTGCTCTGCCTGGCGTTTGTTTTGCCCAACGGCTATCAAGCATTTCTTTTGCGGCCAATTCATATTCATGATTAGCCAAGGCCGACAACATGCGCTTAAATTTTAGCAAGCCAGTAATGCCAAGCTGAAAACCCATATTAATAAGTACAGCTTTACGTGCATCGTTCAACCCATCGAGTAAGCCTTTATCAAACAGCTGTTCTTCAACTTCGCACATATCACGCAAAAGCATTTGCTCAGCTTCGTCTTTATCAATGCCGCGATCTTCTAAATTACGACCATAACCGATGGTTAACTTACCAGCGGTGCATTTATAAGGCTTTAATTTTAAGCCTTCGTGCCGTTTGATTTGTCTGATAGTGGCTTCGTAATTCATGATATTCCAGGCATAAAAAAGCCCCAATCGAATGATTAGGGCTGTAGTGGTAACTAGTACCAGAGTAATGAATTATGCCATTTTGAGAGGTGCGATATTTCCCAACATCTGGTGCTTTTAATGCAATATCTGGTGTGTTGCTCATTATAATCGGGAAATTAAGAGGTTTTCGGCTTCTCTAAGGTAATAATCATTGCGCACTTTGTTTTTTATATACTTGTCTTTTAATGCCAGCTTGAAGTTGTGAGGCAGCTTATCAATCACTCTGCCTATCTCTTCAATGTGCAACGGAACAAACAAACTATCAACTTGGTTCGAATATAAGTGCAAATCAGGTGATGAAAAAACTTGAGTTCTCAACATTTCGCATATTCTTGCGGTTACCGATTGCCTGGCATAACCCTGCCCTTGTTCGGCTCTTGCCCAGAACGAACCCCAAACTCTAAGATCCTTTCTGACTTGTTTTATTGTTTTAAGCGGCATTGCGTAAGTCCTCGATTTCCATCAAAGAGAAATGAAGCGTTTCAACAATAAGTATAACATCATCAAAAGGCGGTCGCGAAAGCCCACACTCCCAGTTATAAAGCGTATTAACTGCAAAGCCTGTTAGTTTTGCAAGCTCAACTCTTGAATAACCGCGGCGGTTACGGGCTTCTTTTATTATAATGCCGCCTTGTGTGGGTCTGCCTTTTGCCATAACGTTTATCCTTATGCTGCAATAGCGTCAATAAGAAATTTATCCACTGAACGGTATAATTCTGGAAGCGTTCCGTTATTTTCAATTTGATAATTTATTAAGCTGCTGCTGATACCGCTTTCAGATGAATGCGCGGCCACTTGGTTTATGTCTTGCCTTACTATTTCGATAACTATACCGCCAGATGATATTACCGCGGCGGCCTCGTTATCGAACCTGCAATCACTAATCACAATATTTTCGTGCTGCTCTATTTCTTTTTGGGCACGCAATATCCATAAGTCTGAATTGATAGTATTGCGGCCCCATTCAGTTCCTAGAGTCTGAAGGGCAACACGAGGTGAAATTCCGTAGCGCTGATCAACTTCTTCTTTCAACTCTCCATACAAATGTTCATCACCCCAACCAAACATGCTACGGCATGCATCTTTCATTGGCTTACTAAACCAATAGTGATGAAACTTGTATGCTTCTTGTAAGTGGGCCGCGACCGTATCTTTGCCGCTTCGTGCTTTGCCTGTTAAACCGATGATCATTATTTACGCCCCTTAAAAATGTGCTTCACCATGTATGGGTGAGTTTTGATAGATGCCACTATTGCGAGAGGACCTGAAGTCATAAACGCAAACCCTTCAGCGGTGAGCATATTCCCCGCCGCCAAACCGCCAATAATTGAAAATACAAAGAACTGGCTAAAACCAATCAGTAAACTACCAACTGCAGCGCCAATGCAATTTGCATCTCTTACCATTTGGCTTTGAATGCCCAGCAAGAAAACTACGGCGAACTGACTGATGAATATGATCATAAATGTCACGCTACATCCTTATTTGCTTCTATAACTTTCACAACTACTTTGCCGCCTTTTATTGGCTCATGCTTTGTGCTGGTTAGCTTTATTATTTGGCTGTCGTCTTTAAATACTCCGGCTTCTTCTAGCGCATCAAGTAATGCCTTGTTGATGTTGTCCAGGTCTCGCTTTCTATTATCTGGCGGGTAAGCATCTATCTCTAAATGAATTGAGCCAGTTAAGTAATTGCATGCTTTGCGTTCCATGGCCGTGGCTTTCACCTCAACCCGAAACGCTTTACCCGCTGGTTTAATGAACCTTCCACCCCTGGGCCTTTGACCATAGTAGTGGTTCGCGGTCGGCGGATAAGGAAGCTCTAGTTCAATCATTTAAGGCCTCTATTTGCTTATTTATGTATTCCATATTAGAACACCCGATATTCATGCTATCTTTTTGTAATCACTGTGCATTTTGGCATTCTTTGGATTTTCTAAAACATGCTTAGAACATGTAAAATCATCACTAAATAACCAGTTGTGATACTGGGTTAATGCTTCACGCTTAACTGTTATTGAGTCAGCTTTGATATACACCAAATCTAAACCCTTTTGCTTGTGGTTAAGCAATCTCTCAGATACCCAGTAATCAATACCTATCGTTGCCCAGGTGCTACGTGCTAACTTTCTTAGGTCATGGGCAGACCATTTACGCTTTGATGTTGTTCTCACAATTTGGTCTGCTGTACTGGCGCTGATTGGCGACTTACCGCCAAACAGGTATTCACCCTTACAGCGCTGTTTGTAATCGGTTAGTAACTGGTAGGCATGCTTGGTAATAGGCAAAGTATGAATGGAGCCCGTCTTAGTTACCGACTCTGGCAGAGTTATTACACCGCTTTGCAAATCGATATACCGCCATTTAAGTTGGCGAGTTTCACCAATACGAGTAGCGAACATCAGCATGAATAACAGCATTACCTTAGTGCTTTCTGTTAGGGGCATTAGCTGCTGTACTACGTCCTTTGCATCTTCAACAAGTAACTTGCCTTGCTTGGGCTCTATTCTTCGCTGTACGTGATCGCGGAACTTCATGCCAGCCATTGGGTTTACCGATATAAGCTCCAACTCTTTAGCGCTGGCGAACGCTCTCTTTAGAATGGCAAAGTGCTGGCGAATGGTTGAGGGCTTAAGATTTTGACTTTGAAGTGGCAGTATTAACTTCTCATCGATAACCACTTTACGTAATGCGTTTATGGTTACGTTCTCTAACCTCGGAAACAGATGCTTATTAATTGCACTCAACACACCTTTACGGCGGCTTTTGCTTTTCAGTGCCTCTTTCTCTGTTCTGGCTGCATACCAGGTAAGTAAATCACCAACGGTTTTAAAGCTGGTACTTTGTATTTCCTTACCTTTATGAATGTTTTCAATAATAGTGGGGATTATTGCTAGCGCTTCTTTTGTTTTCAACGTGGGCCAGTAGCCAATGCGGGTTCTTTTGGTAACGCCACCAATAAAGTGAAGGTAGCACCACGTTGCCTTTTCTCTGCTTTTGTGAAACTTAAGCGATAAAGGGCTTCTAATATCGCGCATTTCCCCTATCTCATTGTCTTTAGCATGAGCCTTGATTGCAGTGTCGTTTATCTGGGTAGCGATAGACTTCATTTAACCACCCATCGCTTTAAGGTAAAGATCATTGCTGGTTGTTAACCTGTAACCTTTCTTATCTGCCCAGGCTTTAATTGCATTCAAATAGCGGTGCATCTGCTTAACATTGAAGTTACTGGTAACGGCCATTGACATTGGCGGGGCCATGAAACGTATCTTCTGTTTTTGGCTTAGCGGTTTTATCACTTGATCATAAGTTGCTTTAAACGCTGCATCTAACTCTCTCAAAATAGGAACACCAAACACCAACTTGCAGTAAGCGTTCATGTACTTTGCGCTTTTGCCTGTTTTCCTGCTCAGTTCGTTGTACCAATGATGCTGCAGTGCTTTCATAGCATCGATGCGTGAAGGGGCACTTTCGCGCACCTTCACATCAACCATCTTGCCAGCGCGGAACCATTCACATACTGCTTGATTAACTGATTCAAATTGCTGCAGGTTCGCAACTGTGCAACTTTGCCAACTCACGCTCTAAGCTCCTTAAAAAGCCTTTCAAAATGGTCCTTGTCTGAAAGTTCAATCTCTTGGTTTTCGAGTCTTATTTCGATTGCTTTACGAGCATCGGATTTTTTCTGTAAAATTTCGCTGTTAGTCTCTCGCGCAAGTTTTAATTTTCTGTTTTCTTCCTGAATTCGGTTCATGCTGCTTGCTCTTTGTTATCTATGGCACCTTTAGCTAAAAGCGTATCTCTTTCAATAAATGAAACGTGACCGCCACAAATGCGGTGTGGGTCAAATACGAATATCACTGAACCTTTGTTGTTGCCCTTCTGGGGAACGCCGTTCTTGAGAAAAGCAATGCGGCCATTAGTGATAAAGCGTATCTCGCTGGCGTATTTCTGAGCCAAGCTGAACCACTTAACTGATGGGTCGCACATAACGAGCATCACTGTCATTCGCCCTTTCGCTTGTGCTTCAATCGCTTTTTCTACCCATGGGGTAATGTTGCTATACGGTGGGTTACACCAAATCGCGCCCAATTCAATCAGGCCAGCGCCAGGTATGCGAGATAGCGCATCTTTAGCCCAGCTCATCGAAAGTGCATCATCTTCGATAGTCCAATAATCTGGACATTTCGCTGTCTCATACTCTGCGCATACGTCAAAACCAAAACAAAATTCTAAATCTAATGCATGAAACACCTCTGGCGGTGTTGACCATAAATCGTTGCTCATGCTTCCTTGCTCCCAAATTTGATTGATTCAATACCTGCCAATACGCCAGCGTTCTTACGCATCTTCGCCAGTTCAATTGGTGTTTTATCTTCGTGATAGTAAGCGCGGTACCGCACATAATTATTTTCTGAGTCGGTTACCACTTCGCTGATAATGCTTTTTGATGTTGCGATGTTGCGCAAAGGGTTTTGGCTGCTTGTAATGCCTAGCGTTTTGATCATATCTTCGTTAGATACCCACGCCCCGTTGGATAACTCAACGGCTTTTCTCGTTAAACTCATGCGGCCACCTCGCGATAACTAGGCACGTTAAAGGGTAATTGCATGCCGTTTTCTAGTACGCGGCTTACGCTGCGCTCACTTACGTAACTGGCAACGCCTTTTGAATCTAGGTTTGATATTAGGATTGTGGGGCGCATGGCGTTGTATCTGCCATCGATTACTTCACAAATAATCTTCTTCTCGTTGGCGCTGCCTAACTGAACACCCACTTCATCAAGAATTAATAAGTCGTAGTGAAACAACTTGCTGAGTTCAATATCTTCGCCGCCGTTCTCACCCCAGCCAGAGCGAACCAGTTTGATTAAGTTTGAAACCGTGAGGTATTTAGGGGTTAAGCCCATCGATGCCAGTTCTCGAGCAATAGCAATGCTGAAATGCGTTTTACCTGTGCCGGGTTCACCAAGTAACACCATGCCGCCAGGCAGATTACTTACATCTGCAAAGCGACCAACGAACCGTTCAGCAATTGCGGCCAACCGCTTATGCTCTTTGGTTGGTGTTGCAAAGTTACCTAGCGAAGCACGTTTAAAGCGGGGGCTTAGTTCAGAGCCAAACGCTTCAAGTGTTTTCTGGGCAGTCGGATTTTGACCACGTTCTTTGAACTCTTGCAGGTTAAGCGCTGCGCATGCTGGGCATATCGGCTCACGAACGCTTGAATGCAAAGCAATGGCGTTGTTTTTAAAGTCACCGTGAATTTCACATACTGGCATGTTAAAAACTCCCCTTAATTTCACCGTAATCGGTGCTGCTGAAGTTTTCAGGCGCGGGGGTTGAACGGCTGCCTTTGGCTGGCTTGGGGAATACACCAGACCAGCCGCTTACAATCGCCTCGTTCATGGCATCGATTACATCAAGGCCTTTTGCTTGGTCTTTAGTGAGTTGGTTTATCAGCTTGGTGCAAGCCAATTCAGACATTGGTTTTTTAATGTCTTTACGATGCTGGATAAACTCCAACCAAAGCTGTTTGGGTAAGAAACTTGGAAGGGTTATTTCACTTGGGG